GCCGTAGCTCACCTGGGATTATCTGAATCAGAAGCGTGGAATATGACAATGACCGGATATAGGGCCGCTGTACGCGCTAAAACACCGCCAGACGAAAGAAACGAAAGAAGTAAGCCAAACGTTCACATAAATAAACGTGCTTATGACGAGCAAATGGAGGCCGCTAAAAAGGCGCTAAAAAGAATGGAAAATCGCAAGCAAGAAAAAGCCCGGTAGATCCGGGCGTTTGTCTTATTTGATTCTAACAATATCAATAAAACCGTTACCTAAATCGACAATTGCGTGATTTTTTGCACCAGCACCGCCTTCATTAAAAATTCTTTCAGCGAAAGCAACTTTATTTGCTTTACACTCGTTAGCTATCCTGTTTTTTATTTCGCTGTTGTTTTCAAAGACTACGCCTACAGCAGCCTCGTTTACAAGGCCATAATTAAACCAACGAGCATAAACTGGTTTACCTTCAAAATTTTTATCAATTGCCTTAAAAAGAATTGTGGGTGCGGCTGGTTCTTTTTTGATCATGTCGTGATATGCGGCTACATGGTTTGCCACTTCTTCACAGTTAATGTTTATGGCCTCGTTAGCGTTCGCGTTAAATGCCAGTGCAGCAATCACAGCAAGTACCATTTTTGCTAACCGTTTCATAATCAACCCCTGTAATTATTCTGATTTGCTAAATGCTTCCTTTAACTTAGTTATACACGCATATTGTTTATTTTTTAAGTGCTTTTAACATTTCTTCGATAAGTTCCGCATAGCGTTCATATTCGTTGGGACGGTAGTTTACGTGTCTCATTTCCTTATCCTCTTTTGCTTCCTCCGGTTTGTCCGGTCCTTTTAAATCCCTTTACTCTATCCCTTTCCTTTAGCCTCTTTATACAAAATGGAGTCGTTGTAGTAAATACATTTTGTATAAAATAGAGACATAGATCACATCTTGTATGAGGTTAAATCATGGCTACCAGTGTAGGTACAATTTATTACGAAGTTGACGCAAAAACTGGTCAACTTCTCGTTGCACAACGCCAGGCCGACCAGGCTTTTGACCGTATAGAGCGCGGCGCAAAACAGGCTGACCGCCAGGTAAACACCTTGAAAACATCCATCAAGGCACTGACCAGGGTTATCCATTTGCTAATTGCTGCGGAGGCTGTGCGCCAATTCATGGATATGGCGGAGCAAGCAAAAATGCTTCGCGTAAAAATCAAAATGCTTACGGGCGATGCGGAGTCTGCCGGACGGGTTTTCGACGGGCTGAAGGCAATATCCAGGGAAACGGGCCAGAGCCTGAAAGATACTGGCGAACTGTGGCAAGGCCTGGCTATCTCATTAAAGAACACCTCAGCTACGGAAGGTCAATTACTTAACCTGGTTGGCACTATTCAGAAGATGGGGGCGTTGGGCGGCGCGTCAGCGGAGCAGATGTCAAACTCAATGCGTCAATTCCGTCAGTCTATCGACGGGGGCGTGCTTCGTGCTGAAGAATTCAATAGCCTGTTAGAGAACACCCCAACCATCGTACAGACAATGGCCCGCCAGATGGGGTTATCTATGGGCCAGTTCCGCGCCGAAATGCTGGACGGCAAGATCACGGCAGAAAGGATGGTTAACGCAATCCAGGCGGCTACTCAGGAAACAAACGAGAAGTTTGCACAGTTGCCGCGCACATCCGGCATGGCTATCAATGAGCTTAAAGTCGAAATCATGGGGCTTGTTGAGCAGTTGGATGATCTTTTCGGCGTATCCGATACAGTTGTTGCTGGCATCGATCTTGTCACGAAAGGCGTTAAGGCTTTAGGTGAAGGCGCTGATTTCGCTAAAACCTGCTTTAACACCCTGAAGACGGCTGGTAGCGAATTCATCGACATGTTTGAAGATGTCAGAATCAAGGCTGGCGAGGTGGCAGAAAAGATCATCGCAATGGTGACGCCAATCAAGGCACTAATGGACGCCTACAAATGGATGAAAGAGGTCGTAGGAGAACAAACCGACGAATATAACAGCAACTATGAGAAGAAATACGGTAAGACCGTTGGCAAGGTCATGCAACTACAGGATGATCTGACCGCAGCAATCCAGGCTACAGAAGAAGCAAGGAAAAATGAACAGAATGCCGCCAATGATGGAGCCATTACCGGATTCGATAAACCAGTAGACAAGCCGAAAAAACCGAAAAAAGAGAAGAAATCAGAAGCTGATCGTCTTGGCGACAAAGGTATAAGTGTTTCTGACCAGTACAATAAAGACGCCGCCGCTATGCGCAAGGCGTTAGAGAACGGCAAGGCCATTGACGCTGCATTCGCCCAGGGTAAAATCACCCTTCTTGAGTACCGCGCCGCGCAAAAAGGGATAGGTAAGGAACTGAAGGAAGAATTAGCACAAATTCCGGTAGAGGAATTGCGTGATAAATGGGCGCAAATAGTAAGCCCGATGGATCAGCTTAAAGGCGAGGTTGACCCTATTCAGCAGGTCCAGAATGAATGGGCGGTCCGTAAGCAAATGCTTATTGACCTGGGCGTGACGGAAGCGCAACAGAAACAGGAATTGTTAGCCTATGAGCAGCAGATTCGCGATCTGAAATGGGAACAATGGCAGGCGCAAAGCGACACAAACGGCCTAATCGGTGATTGCGTTAATGGCCTTAAAGGCGGCATGAGCAATGCGCTTGTTGGCCTGTTAAACGGCACTCAATCATTGAGCGATGTTTTTGCCAACCTTGGCAGCAATATACTTGGGAATATCGGTAACAGACTTTCGGACATAGCTGCCAACTGGATAGCAGATCAAATCATGATGGAGACACAAAGCAAAGCCACGCAGGCCAGCACAACGGCAAGCGCGGTTGCCGCTCAGGGAAGCATTGCGGCGGCGGCGGCCCCGGCGGCGGCAGCGACAGCGGCATCGACTGGCGGTAGCTGGGCGGCGGCTGGCTCGGCGGCGCTTACTGCGATCATGTCGCTGGCAACATCCATTTTCGGCGGCGGGCGCTTTAATGGTGGTAGCGTAATTGGTGGCAATATGTACCGCGTCGGGGAACATAACAGGCCGGAGCTGTTCCAGACGTCTAACGGCAACCAATACATGATCCCCGGCGAGAATGGCAGGGTTATCCCAGGGCGTGATATTGGCGGCGGTGGCGGTATCAGTATGCCTGTTTACATCGACATTCAAACCACAAACGGATTTAGTGACGAAGACAGCCGCAGACTTGAACAGACAATGGAACGTGTAGCAATGAAAATGATAACAAGGGAATCGCAAAGACCTGGCGGAATGTTGCAACCGCGCCGCAAATAACACTAAGGCCGCTTATAGCGGCCTTTATTTTACATGGTAAGGATATAAATTAAACAGCACAGGAATGCGGGCGCGGCGAAGTCGCAAACGCTAGCCATATTCCACCTCACTTATGAGCGCCTTTCACTCCGCAATGGCGGTTGTATTCCAGGTGATCGATAATTAACCAAATATTCAAATCTTCACTGAACAGCCGCCAGCCAGGATTGATATCGAATTTAAAGCCATAACCATCACGTAATTTTTTGGGGCGGGCTTCTTTTTTCAGGATGGCGTTAAGCAACTCCTTGCCTTTCTTGATTACCCGTTCCTGTGCATTCTTTTGTGCTTTCAGGTTTTTTTCGATAGTTACCAGTTTCATAACTCACCCCATCGTCCTTAGTTAAGCGCCCTCAGGAAGAAATCCCGGTATTCATCATCCTTCGCGTTCATCATGAATTGACCGTATTTGAATGCGTCGTCGAAACCCTTAACAATTGCTACTTCCACTTGCTCGAATGCGTTGTTTAGCATCACTACTACATAGCTACTCATTTTTGGGCCTCACTTGCTGGTACCGCTTTTCTTCTTGCTTCCTGTATACAACTTGCCTCGTCCTATGTGAAGCCATATTGTAAACTAGCTATAATTCTTGTGGCGAATATCTCATTTTTCGCGTAGATCGCGTAAAAATATATACAAAATGTAACTTACAGGAGGGGGTTATGCCGGAAGTGTTCAGATGGACACCACAGAGAAGCTACAGCGTAAACAGTGAGCCTAACGTGTCCGTTATCAAGCTGGGCGATGGCTATGAACAGCGCCAGACAAAAGGGATTAATCCACTACTTGACAGCTATACGCTGGTCTTTAAAGGTACGAGCGCCGGATGCGGTGACGCCGGAAACGTGGCGCTCCAGGTTGACGCATTTTTAAGAGCGCGTTGCGCGGTCGAGGCGTTTTACTGGACGCCATCCACGGACGGAGTGAAAAGGCTTTTTGTATGCCGAAAGTGGAGCATGACGAAAGACGGCCCGGTATGCACTCTGAATGCAACGTTTGAACAAGTTATCAATTAATGGAGAAGTCAATATGTATGCTATTTGTGTAGTTGACCGCACGGGCGCTTTTACATTATTTGACGACTATGAAATCAAAGATCTTACCGTAAAGGCTGACAATGGCGAGATATGGTATCTTCATGACGTTGGTGACGGGTATGTTGGGTGCAGGTCGAGAGAGGGAAGGGAAGTTTTATTTTTGGTTGATAGCGTATAAACACGACCCCGCGCGAAGCGGGGTTTATAGTGTCGATAGCAGAATGCATAACAATCCAATAATGATAATAATCATCTCCAGAACGTAATGTTCGCACATCTCATAACGCCCCCTTCAAATATGTCAATCCCTTATCAGTGACGAATGAATGGTTTACCTGGTTTTTATCCGTCATGATGATGAATAACTTTTCCTGTAGGTATTTCGCTTTTGGGTACAGCGTTAAACAGACCTGGTACAAAACCCCGCGCTCAATCAGCAAATCAATAAATTCGTGCTCATGATAACCGATAAGGCGGGCGGCCTGTTTCAACGTGTACACATAGTCACCGTGATTGCGCCGCGCCATATTGCCACCTTATTTGCCGAACGCTGAAAGGTTGTCGATACAGAAATCTTTCGCCGCCTTTTCGTATTCGCGTTTTGCTTGCGGATCGTCAGCCGGGAAACCTTTTGCGTGTATTTCACCAGGGCAAGACTGATCCATAGAATCAGCAAAGTTAACATTGACATTGAAATTAATATCTTTCGGGTTCATATCTTCCACCTTCTCAGCTATTTGTACCGGAGTTATTTTGAATTCCCTGGCGCGCCCGAAGAAGCGAACAAGTTTTTCTCCTTCCTCGACTGCCATTTCGTAACTGTCATGTAAGCTGTAACCTTCCCAGTCACCACTTCCCGCCATCCATACATCGAGACGATATTTTTGCATAACGCTATCCCTCTTTTATTGGCCTGATCCGGTAGCCGATAATGCGGTTATCTTTCTCCATAAGTTCAAAAGCCGTATCTATCGCATCATCAGGATTATCGAAATCAGCCGTTATGTTTTCATTGCCAGTCATGAAAACCGTAAGTCTCCATAACTTACCGCCGTCCTTACTGCATCGTGCCATTTTGTTGACCTCCCTTCGTTTGAGTAAAATATACATATTGTAAAAACCTCTATCAATCCATTTTGGTATGATTTAGCGTGACTCAGATCACAAAATGACAAGGTGAGAAAATGCGCAATATACCTAAAGAAATGATTATTGATTCCGTCGATGCGGGTGAGATCGGAAGAGCGTCGTGTAGGGAAAGAG